TCTGATCGAGGAACATCTCGGTGCGGAACCCGGTCGCGGTGGTGAAGTCGCGGAAACTCCACTCGTCCCACTTGCCGAAGTCCTCGACCGCGACGCCGACCGTGCCAGGACCCGTTCCGAGAGGATATGACGCCTGCCCCGCGAGGGTCTGGAACGACACGCCAGCGCCAAGCAGGTTGGAGGACCGCATCCAGTCCCAGTCCGAATGGTCCATCTCGATATCAGTCCATGCATCGTTCACCCAGCCCACGATGCGCCCGAGGCTTCCCGTTGCCCCAACAACGGTCGGCAGCGCCGTCTGGATTGCCGAGCCGCTTGCAACCCCGCATTGGATAGCGGCCTGCTGTGCGATCTGGAGGAAGTTCATGCGTCGCCTATCGGTTGATCAGGGCGCGTCCGTTGGTTAGGTGAGCGAGATCGTGCGCGCGTCCACCAGCTTGGCCAGCAGCAAGTGATGCGCGCCGGCTTCCGTTGCACGAGCGGTCATAAGCCGCAGCCATGCGGTACTGACGGCGGCAATCAGGATGGCGCGTTCGTCCGGGGTGAGGGTAGTCATTGCGTTGCCGCCTGCAACTCACCCCCCGACAGCACGCGCGGCCAGTAGCGGACGCGGCTGAGGGTGCCGTTCATCCAAGTGCCGCCGTTATTGCCCAGCAGCAGTTCCGTGATGCCCACGGGGTTAAGGGCACTCGCAGACACCAGTGGCGCAGCCCCATTCATAACGACTAACTGCTGACCAGCACGAAGCGACATGCCGACTTTGAATGTTACCCCAGCCGCGACTGTTGCAATGGGTGAATAAAGTAGTATTTGCGTCCCGCCGCTTGCAGCGTAGGCCGCGATGGCCGGCCCCGCTCCGGATTGGTACGCTACCAGCCTGTTGGCCGTAGTTCCGTTGTCCAGTTGCGCAAAAATACCGGCGCTGGTTCCTGGGCTGCTAGTCGCCTCTACCACCATCGTCCCCTGCGCCGGATTGAACCACGGCCCCGTTGCCATCGTCGCAACGTCCGCCGCACGGGTCGCTGCCGCTCCTGCCGTTGTGATGTAGGATGTCGCAAACGCTCCCGCCTCGATCTGCGCGTCGAGCACGGAGCCGGTGACAGTGGCCGTGCAAGTGCCGGCGGTCGGCGTGAATGTCAGTGCCGCGCGGGCTGGAAACGCGCCAGCGCCCACCAGCGTCCCCGCGCATGTTCCGCTAAGGGCGACGGTGCCGGTGCCGTAAAACGATAGCGTGTTCGCGACCGCCGCGACGGTTATGCTCTGCGTCGAAAGCGCGGTGCTGTTCAGCAGCAGATTGATGCGCTGCTCCTCGATCAGCAGGCCCTTGGCCGCGTGCGTCACCGGATCGTAGTCGAAGCGCGGCACGTTGGTCGCCGCCGTCTGCATCGTGCCCGTCACGTCGAAATACGTGGCACCCGAGGCGCGGGTGAACGTGATGCGTGGATCGAGCGTACCGGTCGCGGCGAAGGCCAGGTCGAGCGACGGGCCGCCGGTGGCCGCGGGTCCTGCCCCTCCAAGCCCTGCGCCAGCCCCAACGGGACCAAGAACCGGCGTTTGCATCCCCGCGGCGCCGCCAACAGGCCCAGGCTGCGCCAGAGACCATCCAGACAGCGTCGCCAGCAACGCACCGATCAGGACGCGGCGCATCATGGCGTCAGGATCACCGCAGCGCGCGCCGAGGTGAGGACGCCGCCTGTCACCAGCGCATTAACCATCGTCGCGGTAGCCGGCAGCGTGAGATCCACGCCGGGCGAGAGCGCCGCATTGACCAACGGCACGCCCCACGCGGCATGCGTCGGCAGGGCCGCGAGCAGCGCCGTGCGTTCGGCCTGCGTGAACCTCGCGAAGAACGCGTTGACCGAGATCACGGCCGGCGGCGGCGGCGGCGTGTCCCACAGGAATACGCCGGAGATCGCCGCCGTTTGCTGCGCCCCGACCACCGTCAGTCCTGCCGGGACCGCGATGCCGGCCGGCGTGCGGACCAGGACGTAGGCTACGCCATCCAACACCCGGTATCCCGTCACGGTGAGCCCCGCCGCGTTCAGCGTCGGGTCTATGAGGCTCGTGGTGCCGTCGGGGTTGAGCTGGAAGCCGTGTGCGGCCAGTGCCGCGGTGACAGCGGCTGGAGTGCCGGTCAGTCCCACATCGACGTTGGCCGCCTGCGCGCTTAGCGGCAGCAGGAACGCGAGGGCGGCGAAAACGAGGGCGTGGCGCATCTACTGCAACCCGAGCCCGCTGAACGGATGCGCGTTATCCGACGAGACCACTGATACCGAACCCGGCGACGGCGCCAGGTTATAGCTCTGGCCTGGGACGATGCACGTCGTGCTGCCGGCCGACGTGGTGCCCGATGCCGTGCCGACTTCGTTGATGCAGAGCGGGACCGTTGCCGAGGCCGGGTTCTGTATCCAGCCACCCGCCGATCGATGCCCCGCGTTGATGGCGATGACCGCGAGCGCGCCGGTGGTCACAGTCGCAATGTCGAGCGGATTGATGACGAGCGAGCCGGGCTGCACCACGGTCGCGGCGCGCGCGGGCGACGCCAGCGCCAGCAGCGCCAGGCAGACGAGAACGCGGATCATGGATGGGCCTTTCGGTCAGGACGGACGTGCGCCGATAGCGTCAGAGATTGCGGCGGCGGAGTTCAGATACCCATTGGGGACCGCGCGGGTTGGCGTCCTCCAGGATCGAGAACGAGTGGACTGGCGAGGTGAAGCGGCTGACCACGTTGTTCGGCCGCTCGCTGTCCTGCCCGATTATCTGCGTCTGGATCGTGTCGACCTTGGCGCGGATAATGATTTCCAGGATCGAGCGTCGCACGATCAGGACCCGCCCGACCGGCAGATATCCTATCTCATCCCACCTACCGTTTTGAAACACCTCTGCCGGCTTCCCGTTGCACCAGCAGGGGAAGGCGCCAGCGGCGTTCTTGTCCGCGCTCGGTTCGATTCTGATAGTCACGGGCTCGGCCATGAACGCCAGCTCGTCCATGTAGTCGGTGTTGTCGCCGATCTTCTCCGTCAGCACCACGTCGCCATCGTAGGTGGACGGGTCGGTGATCGGCGGCATCTGCTCCGTCTTGGGCAGGGTGTCGCTGTGCAACTCAGTGCGTGCCATGTTCAGTCCTCAGTGGTCAGTGGTCAGTGGTCAGGAGTAAGCGCGATGCTGAAGGCGACGTTTGAGAGAGACGGCAGGACCGTGTTGCTGGTTGGTCTGTCGTTCGGGAACCTTGAGAGGTTCCGCGCCGAACCGGGCGATACGTACATCCGGATCGACGGCCGCGAGATGGGCCTGCCGATCGACGTCATGATCATCAGCGGCGAGACGGAGGCTCACATGCACGACCTGATTGCGAATGGCATCGGGCCGCACACCAAGGTCCACGTCGATCCCAAGCTGCGGTCATGAGCGACAGCCAGGATCTGTTCGGCCGCGTCCAGATGGTGCTTGCCGGCCACTCGGAAGCGGTGGTGTTGCAGGTGCTGCTGAAATCGCTGGTCGTGGCGTTCGGCGTGTCGGCGCCCAGCCTCGCGCGCGCGGAGTCCGCGATCGACGCGCTGCCCGCCTCACTCAAGCCGATACTGCGGCAGGAGTGGATGAACTACCGCGCGCACCGGGCGAAGGCGTCGGACGAACAGAGCCAGAGCGAACACTGACTCTGTTCGTATCGTCAGCTCGCCTGCGGGCGGGCCGGCAGATATCCGACGTTCTGGAACGTGCTGGCGACAACCCCCGAGGCGGCCCACGCGCCTGTCCCCGGTATCCAGGGAACGGCGGACGGTGCCGTGCGGACGACCGTATAGGCCAGCGGCAGGAAGTCGTTCGGCGGCGTCGGAAACTGCGGCTCGTTGATCAGCGCCCCAGGTGTCGTGGTGACGCCAATCCCACACGGGATGACCGGACCCTGGATGAGCCGCAGCGCGCCCGCCGCGTTCTGGCCGAACACCAGGGCGCAGGTCTGATTGGGCAGCAGCGGGTTGAACGCCAGGCCGGTACCGGCGTCGGTCGTCGGGGAAGCCGCGTTAGTTTGCGCGGCGAGCGTGGTGACGAACTTTCCGTTGATGATGCCGTTCGTCGTCACTGTGGATGTGAAGGACGAGCCGGTGCCGGCGACCGCGGCAGCGGACGCGAAGTTGAGCGTGAAGCTCGGATCGAAGTCGGTGGTGTTGGCCATGTGTGTTGCTCCTGATTCAGACCAGCACGGTCGGGTCGAACGGACCCGCCGGGCTGACATAGACGGTGGTGGCGGTATCGAGCGCGGTGGTCCCGCCGACGAATGCGCCCGCGTTGGTGATGATCAGGAACCCGATCAGCGCCTTGCCTTTGGGGAACTGCGGCCAGTTGACCCCCTGAAGAGTCGCAGCCGGCGTGCCGCCCGCGACTGTCACGACGCCGCCGTTGTCGACGAAGAAGCACGCGACGTTAAATCCACCGGCGGGGGCTGCAATCCCGGTTAGAGCCGGCATTGCGGTGCCCGCGACGATCTTCACCAGATCGCCCAGCACGCTGGCGTAGAAGTCCGCCGCGCCGATCTTCGCGAACGCAGCGCCGGCGCCGTTGATTACCAGTCCGGCGGAGGTCAGAGGCTGCGTCGAATAGCGGTCGGCGAGCGGTGTCAGGATCGGCGTGAGCGCCCGGTTGGTTGGTGCGCCTGGCACACCAGCCATGTATCTGGTCATGGTATCAAGCATTGGAATTCTCCCTCACTTGCTACCGATCAGACGAGGACCTTGGAGCCGGTGAAGCCAACGGCCATCCAGCCCTGGTTTTCGATCATGACGGCCTTCCACCATGCGGTGCCCGCGTAGCCGCGCTGGCCTAGCGGATCGGACTTGGACTTCTCTCCCGGCGGCAGGAACGTCGGCGACAGCGAGTCCTTGCCGCGCAGCGCGATCTGGCCCCACGCGTCTTGCGCGGTCACGATGAACGGGTACACGTCGATCGATACACCCGTCGTGCTGTAGAGCCCGGTCGCGCCGATCGCCGCGCCGCCGTCCTGGATCGATGGCAGATCCGGCGAGGTGATGAAGCGGAACCGCTCGCACTTGCCGATTTCGTTCGCGATGGGCGAGCCGGACGCGTACGCCTCGGCCGGGACGAAGTTGGGCAGGTCGCGGATGTCAGGCTCGAGGTCGGTGTGGCAATAGACCGTATAACCTTCGGCCACGGGATCGGTCGCGAAGTTCGGCCCCGCTTTCAAGACCTTGTTCACCGGCTTGCCGTGGTTCGCCTGTAGGTTCTTGGCGATCCTGCGCACCATGCCGAGCGTGAGGCCGCCATTGACAGTGGCGATCGAGGTCCCTGCCCCGCCGTAGTAGGCGTTCGTGCAGCCCCTGAGCGCGCCCCAGATGATCATCTCGTTGACGAACGTGACCCGCTCGCCGATCTGCTCGATCATGGCTTTGGGAATATCGTCCTCATAGAGGTCGTACGTCTTATCGGTGAACCCGTAGAGGCAACCGAATTGCTGGACGACCACGGTGATATCCAGCGGCACGATGCTGTCGGGCGCCGGGGTGACGCCTTCCTGGATCTGGTGCGCCTGGGTAACGGTGTTGCCGCGGTCGCCGGTCGCGTTCTGGAAGAACTGGTTCTGGCTCGATGCGCTTGTCGCGGTGGCACCGTAGGGGAGCCAGCGGCGAGCGACGTACGTGTCACTTGAGTTGCGAGGCATGGGGATTTGTCTTCCAGTTTTCCCCAAGACCTCCAGAGGGACGGCATGAGCGAGGATTTCGCCCTTGTAACGGTTTATCCGCCCCGGTGTGAGGCTGAAGTTTTGCATAGCCATGGTGGTTGTCCTGTGTGGTTGGGATTTGAGGAGTTCAGGTCCGCAACCGCCGTCACAGGGCGCCGGTCATAGGCCGCACGGCATGAAGCACGCGCAGTCGTAGGCAAGGCACGTCAGTTTAGCCGCGGGCGCCTCGGTAGCCCGACTCGAATTCGTCGTCGTCGCTTTTCCCGGTGCCGGTGCCCCCGTTGTCGCCGCGAGGCTGTACGGCAGCGCGGATGCGGTCGGAGCGCGCGGTATCGCGTGGCGCCCCGTTCGGTTTCGCTGGTGCCGCGGTCTCTTTCGTGAACAGGCGGATGGCGCGGCCTATCACGGCGGCCGACTCCGAGCCGTTGATGCGGTCCTGGTACGCCGCGTCCTTGGTGCCGAGCCATTTGCGGAACGGGTTGTTCGCGTCCGGCTGCTCGCGCGACACGTCCACCGCACCGACGATCTTCCGCCACTCGGGGTATGCGTCCTCCAGCGCCTCGATCTCGCGCCGGGCAGTGTACTGGGACAGCATCCCCTCAAGCTTGGTCGCATCGACGCCATCGCCGTTGGGAGCATATCCGGAGAGTGCCGCTTCGAGTGCCGCGCGGGTCTGTTGCGCCAACTCCGGGAAGTCACGCGCCATTTCCGCGAACGCGGCGGGCGATATCTCGACCTTGCGGGCGGCGGGTGGTTCCGCTTGGGCTTTCTGCTGGAAACCGTTGACCAGCTTTTGCAGGTTGCCGATTGTCCCGAACGCCTTGGAGAGCTGCTGATCGTAGCTCGCCGTCTTTGCGGCGGCTGCCCGCACTTCGGCCCACTCTTTCGCCGTGATGCTGACCACCTCCGGCGGCGGCTCGGCCTCTGTCCGTGCAGCGTCCCGCGCGGGATCATCCGCCTTGCCGTTCGCCGGGGGCTTGGTCTCTGTCTTACTTTCGCCCGCGAAGCCTGACCCGAATTCGGCATCAGCCGTCGCGTCGTCAACCGCGGTCGTGTCGGTAGTTTCGTCTGGCATGTAGGGGTGTGCTCCGTCAGTCCCAGGCGCCCGCTAGTCGGGTGGCTGGTCTCCATCGGTCAGCATGGCTGGCCGGTCATCCCCAAGCGCGATGAGTCGCTTGAGGTTTCGGATCTCCCCGCGCAGTGCGGCGGTCTGCTGCTCCGTCAGGGTATCGTGGTCATTCCGCCGCCGCGCATCGCTCAGACGTTCCGTGAGGTGCGCCTTCAGCCGCAGCCAGAGGGACGAGGCTTTGTCGTGCGCGGTGAGGGTGAACGGGTCGGGCGTCACTCTCTGTCGCTGCCGTGACGGGTCATGTTGGCGGCCATGCCGAGCAGCGCGACGTCCGACTCCAGCCCAGCCACGCGTTGCATCAATTCGGCGATGCGGTGGTCCTGCTGGTGCAGGCGGTCGGTCATCTCGACCAGCATCCGCGCGAACATGCGGCACTGATCCTCGACGCTCATCACCGGCTTGTCGCCGCGCGTCGGGACGATCTCATATTCCGCGCTCAATGCACGAACCCCGCCCGGCCGAATATCTCGGCGGCGAGGAAGAACGCCACCGCAGCCCAGCCGGGGTGGATGCGGGACGGCGCGGCGGGCCAGTTGGCGGCGGCGGCGACCGCGCAGACAAAGCCGAACACCAGCAGTACGAGGCCGAGCACGTCGCTACTCCTCGGGTGACTTCAGGTGGGACGATAGCACTACTACGCCGGAGCCTGGGAGGCGGCCTTACCGTTCCCGGCTCTGCCAGGCACCTGCACGGCCGGCTTGGGCGGCTGCGCGGTGAGGTGCTTGCGCATCTCGTGCGCGTTGTTGGCCGCGTTCAGGTCACGCTCGGTCTGTAGCTGCATGGCCGTCTTCGCAAGTTCAGCCTTTGCGCGATCCAGGCTGATTTTCAGTTCGTTGTTCTGCTCCGTCAGGGCCTGCTGGTTCTGCTGGTCCATCTGGTGCGCCGCCATCGTCAGGTCGCCGTGCACCTTCTGCTGCGCGATCTGGACCTTGCCAACCTCCAGCACATGCGCGGCGGCGGCGATCTGACCCTCCGCCTGCGTGGTCTGCTGATCGGCGGTCTGCTTCATCACGCCCAGCTTGATCTGCGTATCCGCGGCGATCTTGGCGACCGTGACGGCTGGTGCTTCGACCGGAGGCGCCGCGTCCAGCTTGGCCTGCTCCTCCTCGGTGTATTTGAAAGCTGCAGGGTTCAAATGCTTCGACCGCAAGAACTCGGCGGCCCACTTCTTCGGGTCGATCCCGTAGATCGGGTTGGCCGCCATGTTGCCCATTTGAGCGATCGTCTGGTCCTGTATTGCCCGCTCGACGAGCGCGATGGAGCCGTGCGCGTCGATCTCGAATTCGCCCTTCTCCTCATCAGGGACGTCCGGGTCGAGCAGCAGCCATTCGTAGTACTGCCGGACAACGGGCTCGGTGATATAGTCGTCGAACGCATACCCGATCGAGCGCAGGAGCTGGTTCGCGTTGTTGTTCTGAAGCTGCGCCGCGCCAAACGTGTCCGGTGTCGTTGCCCCGCTCTGGCCCTGCGCGATCAGCGGGATCGAGGTGGTCTCCTCGGCAAACCGCTCGCCCAGGGTGATTATCTGCATCAACTGCTCGGTCACGTTCGGGATCTGGATCGCCATGAAGGACTGGCGAACATCGGCCGGGCCGTCGTTGGTTTTGTACCAAATCTTGTCCGGCGTGATGGTCATGTTG